ATAGTTACCTATAAGTGCCTGTAATTTATTACTTCCACTACTATTTTGTATTTCTTGAATAGGTATTTTACCTGGATTCATATCACCTTCAGAAGTAAAACTTCTACCTATAATACTACCAGTTTGAAAAAACATATTTAAAGCTTCTTGTGGGTTATAGTTTGTTCCATTACCTAAATCTATTTCAGCTAAACCATCAGCATCTAAATAAACACCGTCTGGTGTCATACGAGACATAACTTGCTGTAGTTTTAAATGCGTTAGCTGTATCATGTCTGCAAAACCTACTATACGCTTTACTAAAGACTCTATTCTTCCTTCGTACATCCTAGGCGCACATATAGCGTAATTCATTTTTACTTTCGTAAAATCGCTTTTAGGTCTCATCATATTTTTAGCCATACCCCACTTAAGTAGTTTTTTAGTACCTAAAACTAAAGCGCCTTCGTACAAACACTCTATTTTTCTAGACTCTTTTCTAAAGTTAGGATTTTCTTCAGGATTAAAGCTATCATCTTTTTCTATAGCTTTTTCAGCTCCACTAGACATTAATTTTAGTTTATAAACTTCGTTCATATAAGTTTTATAATTAAAATATAAAACTTTTACTTTATTATTGTCATAGTCATCTTCTCTATACTTATTGTATTCGTATTTACCTTGACCAGCGTTTTGATATTGAGTTATTTCTTTTAAGTCTTCTTGCGTTAAATGTGGGAACTCTTTTGTTAACTCGTTAACAGGTATAGTTTTAAGTTCACCTACATAGTATATATCTTCAAAATATGGTGACTCAGTATGAGAATAAACTAAATTAGCAGGATCAACATATTCTATTTTTACACCTTCAGAAGTATTGTAAGAAGTTTTTACAGCGCCTATACCTAAAACAGTTAAATCATAATAAAACCTCTTTTTTGTTAAATTATATTTATTACCTTTTAGCAATGTGTTTATAGCTTGTTCTTCTGCTATTTCAACCGCTTGTTTATAGTTTAACTTCATGTGTAAATCTAACTCTTCTTGAGAATCAGGTAATTGATTAGGATTACTGCTAAATAAATCCATACCAAAATTATCTTTAATAAAAGTCTTTAATTCTTTAGTACGCATATCTTCCATTATCTGGTCCATATACTCTGTTCTTTTGCTAACTCCAAAAGGATCTTGAGAGTGTGCTTTTACATCATAAAGTCTTTCAGCTATACCATTAACAACTATATCTACGAACTTAGGTATAATAGGTACTGGTCTCCAGTCTAAATTTAAATAAGACAAATCACCATTTATAGATAATTCATCTTTATATTTTTGTATTGATTGTTCTCCACGAGCGTATAGCCTTAAGTTGTGAAAATTATTTCTATTATGTATGTATCTATTAGAATAATTGTCTTTGTCAAACCACTCGCTTTCTATGGCTTGAGCAACTTTAAGCCCGTACTCATAACTTATTTTTTCTACATCACTAACTACTTGACTTGGAAACTGCGTATACATATTAATTTTTTATTATTCTTGAAGCATTGCCTTTGTTGTTAAACTTAGCTATACTTATATTTAATTTTGGTTTTTCTATTGTAGCGTTAGGCTTATACAGATTTCTATTGCAAGCCATAATCGCTAATCCACTACTTATAGTAGCGTCAAATTTTGTTCTTTTAGTTATATCAAACTTAGCCCAATCGTTTAAAGTTTTGTTAAAATATATATTACCATAAACGCCGTCTTTTAAATGACCAACATGTTGTTGTATGTACATTTCAATAGCGGCAGCATGAGCTTGTTTTATATCTTCACTTGAGTTAGGTATACCACCTATTTCTTTTTCTGTTACAGATAACTTGTTCCAAATTTTATCAGGTCTATTCATACTAAATCCTCTGTAGCCTCTACGTCTAAAATGGTATAGTAATCTAGGTTTATTGTTCTCTGCTAATATTGGCATACCGTAAAACACACAAGCCATTAATACATCTTCAAAAAATATCTCAGCAGTTTGTGGTCTAGCTATGTATTCTAAGAACATGTGATTAGGTGGTGCATCTTCCATGCTAAACTTTGTTAAACCGTGTAAAGCACCATTAGAACCTCTACCATCTACAGTTCCTGATATATCGTAACTATCACAACCAAAGGCACCCATGTGTTCGTTACCAGGATATTTAATACCGTTTTTAAGTACCACCCTGTTTTGAAGATGAGACTGCGGCGTCCAACTTATATTAAATCTACCTTTTGGATCTGGGTAAAATATAACTTGTGTATCTTTTATTCCGTTAACCCACTGAAAATTACCCGTGGTTATATTTCCTTGATTACCTACGCCATCGTTGTAATCTATTTGTTCGTATATTTTTACTAAATTAAATATACTGTTTTTAGCTTCATCTCTAAACGCATGCTCTTCAGTACGTGGAAACTGTCTATAAAACTCGTTTAGTGCATCTTGATCGTTTTTTAAACCTTCAGCTTCATTGTTCCAATGATCAATAATACCATAATCTATTAATTCACCGTCTGGTCCGTGTACATCATTATCTGGGATATGAAATACTGGTTGTCCGTATTCATCAATAAATCCTTCATAGTTCCATTCCATTGGGATAAAAAGAGAATATAAACCAGACTTTGTTTGTCCATTACGATTTCTTTTTGTAACGTTTGAATCATAGTATAATTTTTTAAAGTTATCACCACCTTTATCTAGTGAATTACTAGTACTACCCATCATACATTTACCAACTACTCTAGCACCTAAACGTAAACAAGTTTTTGTTACTCGCCAATTGTTTAATATATTGTCAGGTCTTTCCCATTTACCGCTTTCGTCGTGTACTAATAAATTAAGCTTTTCTCCATCATAACTATTGTCACCTGTGTTTTTCCAATCAATAGTAGTATCAAGTCCAACCAAGTCTTCCTGCTGTTCGTTCGCAGTAATTTTTTTACGCGTAAACTTACTCGCAGGTACACGATAAGCAAGCTCAGACTTAGGTCTATCCATACCATCTTGTATCGGTTTAAAAAAGAAAGGGTAGTTGACCGATATTGGCACAACTTTGTCTGTAAACATTTTTTTAGCATCTGCACCTGATTTTGATAATATACCATATCTACTATCACTTGATATTGTAGCTAAATTAACTGTTTCTGCTGATGACATGAAACTAAAGCCACTACGTCTATTTTTAAGGTAACACATACCATAACATCTTTTATCAGCTTTGCAAGCTTCCCAAAATATATAAAACAAACGATTTGCTTCTCTAAAGTCAGGTGCACCTACATCTATTTTACTCCATTGTAAGTACATATAGTGACTACCCGTTATATAAGTTGGTTTACTATTGTTAATAAACCAAAAGCCTTCTTCACGACGTTTAAACTCTTCGTTTATATAATCGTACCACTTATCTTTTTGCTCTTCAGGATAAGCTCTCCAATCAAATATATTTTTAATTCTACTAAGTTCTTTTGGATATTCTTGTTTAAACCACTTATTAGTTGAGTGTTTGTATATTTGTTTTGGAGGTTTGGGTAATGCTATAGTTAAATTTTGTATCTCTATTATTTCTCCTATTACACCATTGTGAGATAATACAATTAAATCAAACTCTTTGTTATAACCATACTTCCACTTTTTACCACGATTCATACGTGTTAAAGTTGTTCTTTTTACAGGCTCTACTACCTTAACTAAACTTTGCTTGTACATTACTTAGATCTACCTTCTGCGAATCCTTTAAAAGCTTTTTTCTCTGTCTTTTCAGGTGTTTTGCCCTCAAGCAAGTTTTTTTCTTCTTGTATTCTGTTAAGTATTTCAAACGCGTCAAATATTGCTAGTTTTTTAGTAGCCGCAGCATTCTTCAGTCTATCAGCAGAAACATCGTCTTCTGTATTTGTAATAATCTTTTCTTTTGCGACGTTAATTAGTTCTTCAACTGCTTTCTGCCCAGCTTGGATTATAAGCTTCTTCGTTTCCTTGATATTCATATTTAATTGTAATAAATTTATTCATAACTCTATATAAACGTTTTCCGTCTATAATAAACTCATAAGTTGAAAAAGGTGTAAAACCTACAAGGTCTTCAATATTGTTAGTACCATCAGTATATTTAACTATACCTATACACTGTTCTTCTTCTTCTGGTTTTAGTTTGTCTCTTTGCTTTATTGGTTGCACGAAGCAATATCCTTCTGTAGCTTGCCATTGACCTTCTTTAAATCTACTCCAAGGCTGTGGTCTTTTGTATAAAAATATTTGATCTGGCTTTACAAGATATGTATTTTCATCAAAGTAACTTCTGCTATTTTTTTCTATTCCTTTAGCATTAAGCCATCTTCTAAAAACATTGTGATGAACTATCACCGTGTCGCCAACTTTTATTTTAGTATCATAAGCTGTAGGTACAGACTTAACAATAGCTTTTCTATTTACAAACTCGTGATTAAAATTTTCAGTATTAAGTATTAAATTTTTATCACCAACTTTTTTGGTATTGTTGTATCTGTTACCTTTTGGCTCTATAACAAAGTCAAAAGGTGCTTTCATTTTTTAACTTTTTTTAAACCTAAAAATATCAACACAGCTGTTATTATACACACTGGACAAGGACACATATCAATATTCTAAATTATATTCTATAGATATAGCCATATTTTTATTGAAGTCTTTCCAAGGCAAAACGTCTTTATTCTTTTTTATATATATAGAATATTTATCTTTTTCTTCAATTATATCAGATATAGTATGACCACCGTAAACATCTTGGCCTACGGCATAGTGCATAGCGTTTTCCTTGTAATCTTTACCTACAGTAATTTTTCTAATTAGCTTGCTCATCTTTCATTATTTCTCCAGTCTGGATATTAATATTATCAGTACCGTACTCTTTTTTAAGCTCACCTTGCATAGAGCTTAATTCTTCTTGAAAGCTAGCTATGTGCTTTAATAAGGCGTGTTTTCTTGTTTCTATACTACCTATTTCCAACTGACCTCTATTTAAATTGTTGATAATAGTTTGCATTTTATTTAAATGCTCATTACTAATTTTTTTAGGCTTAGCAGCCTTTGGTGTTTTTCTTTTTGCCATTTTATTTAATTTAATTTAATTTAGTTTATTTTTATTTTTCAAAACACAGTTGTATATCTACTGGATTTAAAGTTTGTATAACATCTTCGTCTGCAATCGCTACACCGTTAGCAGCTTCTAAAACTATATTTGTTGCGGTTAAAGATTTTATTGTTCCTATAGCAGTTTCTGAATCATGAACGTGTACTATATCACCTGCTTGAAAAAAGTTCAAAGCTGAAACTGTTTTTACGTCAAAGTTTGAAGCTGCTCCTAATGTTACAGCACCATCAGCTAAAACTCCTGTTTTAAGATTAAAACCACTGCCCTGGCTAACTGTAGCCGCTACATACAATTTATCAAAACCAACGTTTGTTCCTGATTCAGGCTCTCCTGTTAAAACCAAATGAGAGTGTTGATCTGCACTAGCACCGTACCCTAAAGATCCTACAGTTAAGTTATTTAAATCTTGTTTAAAATTGGTGTTGTCCATAACAACAGCACCTAATACGTTTCTATAATAACCAGTACCATCAGCGTCAGTATTACCCGTACCTATACTAGCAGGAGCTACATTGTTTATAGATTTTGCAAAAAAGAACTCTAATTCTTTTGTTGTTTGCGCTCCTCTTATCATTATAGATATATCTACTAATTTAGCAGATCCTTTTGGAATATCAAAAGCCACCCAATCAAAAAACACATCACCAGCCGCAAATATTAAATTACCTCCACTACTACCTATTTGTGTAGCCATAGGCATATCTGGTTTTACTTGTACGTTAAAAAATTTTTCCATTTTATTTTTTTACTTTTTCTAGTGATCTACCACCGAAGTAAGCACCGATCACAGTTATTAATACTAATTGTAATAAGTCTACCCAAGTATCTTTTACTTCAAAAGCAATAACGCCAGCATCTATAAATATCATTAATACTGTTGATACTACTAAGAATATAAGAACTAAAGGTCTTATGTTTTTTGATAACCAAGAATCAGAAGCCATATCGACTTTCCATCTTTCAGTTACTTGCTTTTGCATTTCAGCTTCGTAACCCATTATCATATTTTTTATTTTTCTTTCTGCTTCAAGCTTTTCTTCTTTAGAAGTATGTAGTTCATCTATAACACCGCCTACACCTTTTACTAATTCGTTAGCTCCGCTTGAAAATATTTTACCTAATATACTCATTAATTTGCATTTTTTTGTTCCCATGGCATAGACTCCCATGGAAAAGATTTGTCACCCTCTGGTTTAAACTCGCCTTCAAAAAATATCATACCGTCTTTTCTTTCGTAGCTCTGGCCGTTCCAAGTAACAGAGTGGTCATCATATTTTAATTTACCTATTTTCATATCAGTCATGTGCTTCATTTCGTGTAAAAGTACATGGGCCTCTTTGTCACTACCAGGTACAACTTTGTTACTTAAAAATATAGTACCATCATTATTAGCTTCACCCATTATACCCTCACCTAAATTCTTACGTAAGACAGGCGTGCCTGGTATTTCGCTACTATCTTTTTTAAAAGAAAACGGTATTCTGTTATTTTTTTTACTACCTAGTTTAAATGCCATAATTATATATTTTATCCTCTATCGTCGTCGTGTTCTTCTAAATCACTAAATTTAGATTGATCTGGTTTTGTTTTCTTACTTTTTTCTATTTTTTCTCTAAAAAATTCAGCTTTTTCTTCAAGATTTTTTATTCTTTTGTTAGCTTCCCTATTAGTTATTCTTTCTTGAAACAAATCTTCTTTTATAAAAGATATTTTATCTTCAATATCAATAAGCTTTTGAGTATCAGTAGTATTAGTTAGTACGTTTTGTGTTCCCTTACTTTTGCTTTTTTTGTAATCAGTTCTAGTTGAAGCTTTTATGTTTTCAGGTATTTCTTTTTTTAGCGCCGATACCATTTTTAATAGCGAAGGGCCTCTCATTTTAAATGCCATATTATCTGTCTTTATCTTTAATCATATCATCTATAGCTTTGTTGTAAACTTTATCTGTATATGACTTGTTATTAAAAAATACACTTCGCTCTGAAATAGGTAAATCTTCTTCGCCAAGTAGTATTCTGTATATTCTACTTATTAGTTGGCTACATTTAAATGAGGTTTTAAATACAGAGTATTTTATTGTAGTTCTGTTTCTGTG